ACGGCACGGACGACAACAGTGAAAGAACCATAAGGGGCCTCATCACTAGTGCTGGCGCGAACGTCTTCAATTGCTATTTTAACGTTTTGTGGCTCCCACAACCCTTCAATAAGCGTATGAAATTTAAATAAATTCTGCATATTGTCTGTAGCATAAGAGCCGGTAATATTTGAGAGGTCTTGTGAAAATAACCAATCGCTCTGGGCTGGTGTCAAGCCAGTCTGTTGATCTGCCTGGTCACTGGTACTCTTTACAAGTGGTAATACAACACCATAATAATTAGTAGTAGAAGAAGTTACTTGATGTTCTGTTTGGGTTGTATTCCCAAGCCAATTTTCATATGTTTCACCAAGCCAATAAGAGGCCGTAGAAGAAGCAATACCAACATTTGAATTTACCAATGTTGGGTTAGTGTTAAAAACTTTGCGAATAAACTTTTCACTTGATGCATCAAAATTAAATTCGGTCGCCAACGATGTTGTGTTAGCGTTGTTTTTGACAAAAGCCTTAAACCCATAATTAGTGGTGCCCAAAACAGCGTCTCCAATGGATGCTGTTGTTGAGCTGCCAGTGGTGGTTCCGCTCAATGTCATATAACCGCTGTTCATATACCAGATTGCACCGAGTGTGCCAGTTAGGTTAGTTGACGCGCTAGAACCACTAGGAAAGAGAAACAATCCGTAAGCACCACCGAATTCAGAATCGTTATATCGCGATGAGCCGCCAGCCACCCAACCAGCTTTTGCCCCTAGGGTTGAATCGGCTGCAGGATTAGCTACTCCTAAAAGTCGAACTATAGTCGCCGGTCTGCTATTTCTCAACCATGCTTGTGCTGCATATGCTGCATAGGTTGGAGCAGTATTATTTCCATAACGCCAAACATCTTTACCAGAACCTCCTGGTATTGGATTCCCAAAAGTATTTATAAATTCAGAAAAGGAATTAACTTTAACCGGAGTTAATGCTGGTCCTCGTTCTGTCCTGCCAATAATTACAGGCCCTACTCGATCTGAAAGCCCTGGAAGGAAAGAATTATCAATTTCATTAATAAAAACCCCTGGCGATACAAACTTAAATTGTTTAACTGACATCTTATTGTTCTCCTTTATTTTTTAACCACAAGTAACGGCGATATTTACATTAATTTTCTTCTATAAATAGTGTGTTGCACGCCCATTAACCCTATAAAAATTCACTCTAAAGTCGAAAGCTCCTTTTCATCTGGGAACAATTCACACGGCGATACTAAATCTGGGCTTTCTGGGCTTTTTGCATTATCAACTTTAGATGAAGCTTTTTCGGCTTTTTTACAATATGCTTGCCAATCAGCTTGACTAATGTTTTGCGGGATATCACCAAATATAACTTTCTCGCTAGTAAATTTGACATCTACAATACTTTCTCTTACCACCACTTTTGGTCCATCTTGATTTGCACCTGCTCCTATGATATGCCCTAAAATATTGATATCAAACTTAGTTTCTATCGTTCTTTCATCAGAACCCATTGAAGAAAAATTATTTTGTTGATTAAAGTTCTCTTTGATAAAGCCTTCAAAACGATGACTATCTTTAGAAATTGTAAAATAATTTATGCCTCCCGTTTTTGTCCAGAAAGGAGTAAGAGCCTCGTTCATTTGTTGCTGATATTGTGTTCGTATAACAATATTGTATGTAATATACAAATAAACTGGCAATGGAACAGACGCATATTGATATACTGTTTTTTTAGGCGGTCGTGGAGAATTTAATTGTGTAGTATGATACTTAGAAAGAGCATTTTCAAAATTGCGTGTCTTATCTTGATTTATTACCCTCGAAATAGTAACTACATCACCTTTACCATCAGGTCCACGGGGGCCGAGCCCATAAAATCCTCCCTTCTTGTTTAAAGCCTTCTCAACTGAAGTTCTCTCAATGGTTAAAATCGGTAATACAAGAGAGCCATCAAAATCCCTCAAATTTTTGTTATGTTTTACTTGATATGATCTTTCAGCAGAAGCCCATATAACGGGTATTTTTTTCCAACCCTTATTTCCAACAGTATGAATATTCATATTGTTGATATGATCCCATAAAGCTCCATCAATTGTCTCAATTGTTGGTACATAATGTGGAAGTTTTTCTACCGTCATTTAAAATCCTCTTATGGGTAAGAACTTGGATTTCCTACTATACCACCAGCATCAAATAAACTTTGGCGCGCTTTAATACATTCTGCGCTTATTTCAACTTTATGAGCCGTCTGGCCAAATAATTCTTTTGGTTCATTTGTTACTACAATTTCATAATATGTTTGTCCGTACAAAACAAAATCACCTTCGCGAACATACAAATCCTGATCTTCTGTTAATCTTCTGTGATGAAAATGAACTGTTATTGATGGGCGCCTATGAATACCAAGATGTGTATTTTCTGTCTCGTAACCCTTCCACTCTACAAGCGCATATATTCTTATTGGCGGCAAAAATGTTTTATGAATTGCTTCGCCATACATCTCATGAAAATCTGTATGTTCTATACTTATAGGATAATATAGAACTTGCTGTCCAATTACTCTTTCAATGAGTTCATCGTTGACTTGTTTGACAAGATTTCTTTCTTTCTGCCCTCTAAAAAGAGGCGGAGGTGCCTGAGTAGGTTGTGTCCATTTGTTTTGTACCATTCATTTTTACCCCACAAATATAGCGCCAGGAATTTGTTGTAAAACCTTACCTGCTGAATCAACCAACCCAGCATCACCTTCAGCTAATTTGTTATATGTTAACTCGTCTAATAGTGTTTTCAACTCTTCACGCAACTTATCTTGTTCCTCTTTGCCCTCAGTAATCAAAGCAGTCCCATTTAAATTAATGGATTCTCCAGGAATTGGAATTGCCCCAAATTTGCTACGAACTTGCCCCAACATCTCTTTGGATAACGCCAAAGCAAATCTTCGAATCCATTGTTTCCCCATACTATTAATATTTGAATAAGGAATATTTTCAAATGGTAGTGTATTAACATTATTAATTCCTTCTGTGCCTATTTTTTTATTTATATTTTCAATCCATGGGTCTTCTTGAACAGTAAATTCTACCCAATATTTTTGAGGAGACCAAGAATTTCTTGGTATTGGGAATAGCCTTAACATATTGTCATCTATTTCATATGACCAATGCGATACACGCGTGTATAAAGCGTCTTCATACGCCATAGCTTGTGCTTTATTTTGCCAAGCTGGCACTATTTGGAAAGTGGAATCATCAGCATACTGGCCATAAGTAGATAAATTTCCTACCACATTCAAGCCGCCATAATATCCATAAAATCTCCACATAGATTGTGGTGTTTTATAGAATACTCTTCTAATGGTTACTTTTTTATCACCGACTGCCCCAAAATAAGGTTGGGAAGCATCCGTTGCACTACTTGAAATTATTGTCTGCAAATCATAATCTTGAACACCACCAGTCATATTAAAAGAAGCTGAATATATAGTAGTATTTCCCCCAAAAGCAGCTTCTGTAGAAATGCCATCAGCAATACTACGAATATATGAAAAAGTAAATTTTGGATATCTAAGAGCAACTTCTGAACCTGATAAAGCATCCCCTGATACAATTTGACCATCCTCGTTGAAAGAGGCTGTTGTATGGCCCAGGACATCGGATAAAACATTTTTTGCCTGATGTGAATTAACAATATAAGAATACTCTAAAATTGATTCTTCGTAGGCTGCATATACTTGATATTCAGTTATTTCAATATCTAAAACATCACCACCAAGTTTCTTATATACATAAGCTACTTCGTCAACGGCGCCAGAAACAAAAGCAGTGCTAGTATAAATACCAAATGGTAATGGATTTGTTGTCGAATTAACATTCGAATGAGTTCCAGTTACCGGCAAAACAATTGCGCTAACGGCACTACTAGGTGTTAAAGTTGGAACTGCCATGAATATAATCCTCCACCTATAAATAGATTTGGGTTTTGTTAATAGAATAAAAAACCCCACTTTCAACCGAAATCAAAAGTGGGGAATAATAAATGTTAAAGATTAATTGTTATCTGATCTTATCCGAGAAGATCTCTAAGAACAACCAAGCCGTACATATCAGGACGCACCATCTTCTTAGCATACCGCGTCATCACGCCCTTTCGGGGCACGAAGTCTTCAGTACCAAAGATAGTGGGAGTAACTTGAAGTGGAACATAAGGAGCGTATACATATCCACTTTCAAGGAAGCTGCCTCCCTTGCGACCAACAAGAATTACATTACGCAAGAAATAAGGATCAACATAAATATCCCACTTCTTACTAATCTGACCAACCTTGACTGCACCGGCAGTTCCCTTTGGTGTATCAGCTGTAACACTGGCGCGGAAACCAGTTGTAAATTCAAGTATATTGGCCACTTCTGGGCCACAAACCAAGAAGTTTGCACCACCACGAAGCGTCTTACGATGAATAGCCGCAGAAACATCATTAATTGCTTCTAAGAGTGTTTCATACCATTCCGAAACAGTACCTGTAAAGCTTGTTCCTGTAAGAACTCCACCACCATCGCGATTAAGGAAACGACCTGGGCGTCTACTCCAATAAAGGGTATCGGCGGTCGCATCTTTGACAAGATCATTAAGTATCTCTCTGTCAATTTCAAGAGCAATTTGCTCCGAGAGAATACTTGTAAGCTCAACCTCTGCATCGAGATTGTGATAAGCTTGTAGATCTTGACCAAGTTCAGGTGTCCACTTAGCCTTGAGCTTTTTGGTTATTGCCGTAACACTCACGGAATCAACCTTGATGTCGATTTCGGGAATACGATCCTTTGATTGGCCATCAAACATACCAGATGAGTTAGATGCACCCTCAAGCGCCCATGGATCCGCACCCATAACTCCACCAATAGAATCGGCTCCAGTTGTGGTAAAGTTATCCTTGATTGCAAATGTGACTGTGGGCGCGGCCGTAAGCGCGGTTACGTTAGTAGCCAATCCGGCATTGTCGGCGGCACTACCAGCTGAAGCAGTACCCTCAAAAACCAACAATAAACTAGTGTTAGTAGCGTCTGTAATCGGAAGTTCGGGAACATTAGACAACGCATACGCCGTGCTTCGGCCCACCAAAGTTGTTAACCTACGCACAAGACGTCCAGAAGAACCATCTTCCGCGCCCGGGTTGGTCATGTTTAATGTTAGCAAATCTTCACGATTAAGATTACCCAAACTAGCACCAGTGGCAGTAGCGATTACAACACTTTTGCCTTGCAAATCGGGATCATAGCGAACCAATTTGGAAACACTAGTAGCGACTGTACTATTACCAATAGTGGCAGCTGTAACTGATCCAGAAACGTCGTGAATCAAGCCAGAACCAACAGTTCCGGAAGTAACAACCGTCATACCCGCCAGGTCGGCTGTCCCCGTTGGTGAAGCATAACCATTATTAAGTGAATAAAATCCTCTTTCTGCATTCACTCCAGGACCAATATCTACACCACCAGTAATCTGCGATGCTACTTTCCCTCCGCCATACAGCGAAGTATTCGCACCACCATCAAAACGATCAGTGTTGTGGGTAAAATCCATGAAGAAAATCAGACCCGATGGAAGGCTCATTGGCTGAACCGATACCAGATCATTCGCGATGAGTGAACCGAATACACGGCGCACAATTGGAAAAGCAACAGCGGCGAATCCTGTAACATCGCCTGCTGCCATGGAACTAGCCTCGCGGAGCAGTTCCTTTGCTTGGTTTTCGAGCAGCCGAGCCATTGTGGCTTTGCTACTCTCATTGTCCATTCCCTCTAGAAGTCCAGTCTTTTCCCACTTATTAAGCAGGGCGGTCCCTTCTTTCTGGAGGTTACGATTGACAATGCCTTCTGTTAATCTATCTAATACTGACATTTGTTTAATCCTCCATTAAGTTATTTAATACCAGCTAAAAGTTTCATCCTATCAGAAAAATTATAGGATTTATCTTTTTCGGCCCTTCTGGGCAATATTAAAGACCTTCTCTCAACTGCTTCGCCTAGCGATTTTGGAGCCCTTCTTTTGTTAGAAGGAGAAAC